TCAACTCGCTCCCTGAACTCAAGACGTCCAGGCCAAGCGTTCACCACTTCTCTCCGTGACAAATCACGGAACAGCGAATGCATGTTCACCCCGTAACAGGCGTCCATGACAATCGCTTCCAAATCCTGACCGTACCAAGGCACTGTTTCTACAAATATTTCTAGTGCTTCGATGCAGTCCGTGGTCATTGAGTATCTCCTATACAAGGAGTATCGCTCATCTTTCAACCACTTTGAGAACCGTTCTGGAAAAGCGAGCCGACGAGCTATTTCAAATGGTTCGCGATGTGGCCTACCGGCCTTCCAGTTGTGTCCTAGGAAAGGAACACTCCCTCCAAGAGCGACACGTTCACTCTTTTCGGCGCTGACGATTATACCCAAATCGGCAGCAGCAGACTCTATGGCACCAATTTCTAGGTACCAGTCATGTGCTACAACACTGTCGTCACCCAGGACGCAGACATCCTTCGCACGTAGCGGTCGGCCCGTAAGTCGAATCCATACGTAGTTTAGGATGATTATGTTGCAAACACTGTCAACCAGCGATGTAAAGGCTGAGCCCGAAGGGACTCCTCGGTGCACCTGCCACATCGATCCATCTGGAAGAACTATGCGAGTGTGTATGAAGTCATTGATCATACGCTTCCAAAAGACAGCGTGCTTCTGATCAAGATTGAGATGCGTCCGTAGAATACCGAAAGCATCATCAATCAACCGCGGTGCAAGGGATGCATCAAACCCTGAGAAATCCAAGGCATAGACGTAGCGCCTGCGCGAGTGCATGTCTACCAGTCTTGATCCGATCGACCGGAACGACGCGCCGAACGCGAAGGCCCTCCTTCCCACCAGGCTCTCGTAGCAGGGCTTCAAGTAAGCCGTAGATAGGATAGTCGTAGCCAACGGAGCAGCCCATACGAGGCGACTCTTCGGCGAAGTTCTCCCATGCTGTACGCGGTGCAGAGCCAGAAAAGGACTGAGGCTGGATGTCCCGCCAAGAATTGAAGCACACTCCCCAATGATCCGGTCGGTGTCCACATCCTCGTTGCGACAAAAGTAAGGAGCCCCAGCATAAGACTGAGGATCCACATAACGCTCCAGAACCGTAGCTGCCTCAAGAGGCGTGTTCCTTCGCGCTCCTCCACCCGCTGTGTGTAGCGATGCAGATATTGCACGCTCATAAACGGAGGAGCTCCAGTGCTCGGTAAACTTTCCCCGACTACTTGAACCTTGTCCGCTGGCCACAGAATCTCGCCTTCGCGAGCGCTCTGTTCGTACAGCCATTGCGTATTCGGGTCCATCACCGTTGGAGGTATCGAGGGCTCCATCGGTGCTGGGATCGCTCCCTCTCGGTTGCGTTCCCTCGGAGTCAGAATTCTGTTCAGCTCTGAGTGATTGCTCGGTGTTCTTTCTCTCCATTGCGACGACTCGCTCGAAGAGGGCGGAAGGAATGGTATCGGCATAACGCCCCATGGTTGTCGCGAGGGCACTTGCTGACCATTCTGACTTGTTGTCCCGTTCTGGGACGAGCCCGAACCGTTCACGTAGGGCGGCGTAATTCCGTCCATCGATTACGACTCCTTCCTTCTTGCCGAACCGTCTGAGTTCAGCTTTGACGCGCTCACTCGACTTGTACTGACCCAAATAGTCGATTGTGTGCGCGCCAGTCTGTGTTCGATATTTTGAACGTGACCTTGCACCATTGTGCACATCCTTCATAACAGGACCCTTTCGTGTTGTTACCTATGACGCCGGTCCAAATAGCTTCATAGATAGTTGGACTGACTG